CTTGGATTCAAACCTTTTCCTAAGACAACCTTGCCCTTGGCTTCCACAATAATTTCGGTGTAGCCCTTCTTGGCTATCGCCTTATCGCCTGTCCCGACCCATTCAATGATTTGAGCATCTCTAACCGCCAAGTCTGCGAACGAAGCAAAGACCGCAAAAGCGTATCCAAACTTTGTGGCAATTTTTTTGTTTGGAACCAACTTGCCATCTTTATCACCTAGGGTTGCAAAACCCCAAAGATAATTATTCTCGGCTAAATCTGCTTCTCGTAACAATAAACTCGCTGAGCAATCTGAAGCCCATTGAGATAGAAACCCGTCTGTATCGCAACGCTCAAATGAATCTAGCGAATCTTGTCGGGCTTGCTTTGCTTGCGCTCGTAACTCTTCTGCTTTTGTAGTCATTAGACAACCACCACCTGTGCGAACTGTTTTAAGATTTGTTTTCTTTGGGCTTCGCTAAACAAGGCATATTCACCTTTGTATGGCTCGCCGTTCAATCTGCCATTTTGTTTGATGATTCTTTTTGCTTGTTCAACAGCGTAAGTTTTTGCGACTCCATAAAAAGTCTGCTCGCTCTCAACACCGTTTACAAAAGCGTTTACCTGATACCCCTTGCCGTAAGGCGCAATCTTTGTCGCCTTGATGATTACTTTCTCAGTCATCTTGTCCTCCTCTCGGACAGTCTGAGTATACCACAACTGGGGTTAGTTATTCTCCCTACGAAGGCGCTCTTCTTGAATCATGCCTAGGGTCAGAAAGTAACCGATGCCATCTACCACCGTATCGGGCTTGGATTGATTGACCTCACGGGCTATCTTCATCCCCACCATACAGAGGGCAACTTGCTCGGCAGAAACCTCACAGCCGAGGATTACAGCCCATATCTTTGAGGCACGGGTTAAGTTATCAAGTGGATGCCCGTAAGCCTCCTGACGGTCTCCTGAGACCAATTCAGCGGCATACATGGCGATGTCTCTAGGGTCGTTCATAATACTTGGATGTCGCTCACTCCTTGGCTGGTCACTAGGAATGTCAGAACTCCCACATCCGCAACCTCCCCCTTGGATTGTCTCCACCACACGCTTCCCCCGTCTAGGGCTGGTGCCTGTAACCATTTGACTCCTCCCCAATCTGCTAGTCGAAATGAATGATAATGACCCGAGACTAAAATGTCACAATCGCCGATGGATTGACGCCCGAGAGTTTGGTCAGCAATCCACCTGCGAAGTTTGGCTTCAGGGCTACCCGAGACTCGAGCAAGGTGTCCATGAGTAATCCCAAGAATCTTTCCATTAACCTCAAGAGTAAGGCTTAACTCATCTGTTGGAATGGCGAAGCGGATATGACCGTAGGCTTCAGGATTGGCTTGAAAGATTTCCGCTACTGATTCAACTAGGGCTACATCATCATTATCGTTAAGGGTCGTAAAGGCTTTTCCGTTCTTACGGTTCTCGCCATGGTTTCCGCCAATCGCCGCAACGGTTATGTTAGGGACAACCTTTGACCAACGGATAAGAGCGTCTCTTAGGAGACGGCGAGCAATCTTTACTTGGTCTCGTCTATCAACCTCAACTGTAAAGGTTTGAATATCGTAGTGACCATCGCAACCCTCGACCAAATCACCTAGGCATAAAACGGTAATTGAATCAATCGGACGACCTATCTTCTTTAATTCTTTAACTCTAAACTCAACATCATCAACGGCTTGAAGCCATCGACCAACTAAACCTTTAAGACCATCGCCATCTCTTTTACCTGTCTGCCAATCTGAGGCACATACGACAAGGCTTGCCCCACCTGTAATTGGTTTGCGCTCGCGTGGTTTATGTTTTTTTATATCTTGGATTAAGGCTTCAATATCGGCAACCTCTTGTTTGCCCTTTCGGATTACTTTGCCTTTCCATTGGCGATTGAGAACTCCTAAAGTATCTCCCCATACATTGAAAAGGACTGGCTCAACTACTGCAAAATGTTCGGGGTCAAGTCCCCACATGCGAAGAACTCCCGACCAGTCAGGTGCGTTATCACCCTCCATTGGTTGAGTGGTAACTACTCCCTCTTCGCCCTGCCAAGTTACCCCAGGCAACCAATCTGCCTTTCTGTCTCTTGGTGATAACTTTTGAATTGACTCCATCTCTGAAGTCTTTAATAAATTATCTAGGGCGTTATCAAGATTGGAGGACATTTACACCCATCTCTTCCCTGTAATCCTCGGCGATGACGCCTTAAAACATCGGACGAACTTACTGTAAGCCCATAGGCTGACATCAACTGGGCTAACTTAGCAGATTCAATGTTTTTGTTAATAAAAATTTCGTTAAGTTTTTTTTGAATAGGTGCTTCTAATTTTGAAACCATATACCCAATAGAACAGCCACCCTCATGTTTACTGCCTATGAGTGCATCTAAATCATTAAAAAAATCAACCTGATTTATTTTTGGATTTACAACGGGGGCATCGGATACTCCACGGGCGCGTTGCGCTTTCGAAGAGGAGCCTGTCGCATTTCCAGCATCGCTGGAACTCATCGAGTGTTGCGTTTCTGCCATACGGGTCCACCACTCTCTCTTGCGGAGCCGTTGGCTCCTCACTTACATTCGCACTAGACATCGGAAATTTACCGTGATTAGTGGTCGGTACTTTGGGTCTATTCCTGCCAAGTTTACTGAACCCATTGGTTCAATCCTCATAATATGTACCCCTGAAACAGTTTTTTCAAGCACCGAGGCAAGCAACACGCGGATAGTTTCTGCTTTATCTCTAGCCGTTGGATAATCCTCACGACCTGCTCGAGCAATAATTTGAAGCATTGGGTAATCAATTTGGATACCGCCAGCGCCCATAGTAAATGTAGGGGAACTGCCAGCGTTTTCATAAACTGCTATACACGCATCGGGTGTATCAGGAAGGGTGCCTAAAAATATGTTTGTTCCAAGGGTGCCTTGAGAGGCATGAGCGCCAAAAGCACTAGCCGTATTTTGTAGGTAGTCACCTATTGACTCAAGAATAGTTGCCATTAGTTCCTATGCCCTTTCTCGATAATGTCCATAATTCTACCCTTAATGTTTTGTTGGATAGTGGACATGGCTTCCATGACTGGTTGTTCAAGGTATTTAGCCTGTGTCGGTGGATTGTGATAATTACCTATAATCTCATGAACAAAAAAAGCGTAAGGCGCGGCGGGACCGCCATAGAAAATATCTACAAAGTAACCTTGATTTCCCATTTGTGGAGCAGATACGCCACCTGAACCTCGAAGAATTCCTGTATCAACTGGGACTAAAATCTGTGATTTAGCAAAAATAACATTAGCCTCTTCATAGATTGCTTGGGCTATTGCTTGAGGGGTTTGTTGTTTACCAGCCTTGAGAGCATTGATTAACTCTTTGTCACCAGTCAAGTCTAGTCTAAAAGACGACTTTGCCATGTCTACCGTCCGAATCTGATGACGGTGTGATGCGCTCCGTTTTCGTCTGAGATGTTGTCTACTCCGTTTATTGTAAAGGTGTCCGCCCCTACGACCATCCTATGTGCCAGCGTAATTGTGGTCGCTGGACCATTAGTGATGAATCGTCCAATATCAACAATTTCTTGACCTTGAACATCTTTAGATTTAACTGTCTCGTAAATTAAACGACCCGTAACGGTTGTATTTCCACTAAAGGTTGGTTTGTTGTATTTATCTACCGATGCTCTTGCAGTAAAAACTACTGAGTCTGTGAAGAACTCTGTGACCTTGGTATAGATAGCGCTTGCCATAATTGCGCCTATTCAACTATACGATGGTCGTAAACATTATTTGGATTGTCGTGAATTCCTAAATAGGCATCGGTGTTGTAATCATCAACAATTCTGTCGTTTGTAGATTTGAGGGCTTGAGCATTAGCGAATGGACGAGGCGGGGTCTTTCGCATACCTCTTGCTAAAAATGAATTGGCTAGTTCTTTGTACTGTTGAGCCTTGGCTGTGTAAGATTCAGATACGGAAATATCTCCAACGCTCTTTGAGGTTGAATCTGAGAGACGGACAAAACGCGACACTAGAGTCTCACATGCCGCCCTTGAAATCTCGTAAACATTACCGCCCCACTCAGTAATTAAATAATCCAATTCCTCATCTGTAAATAGAACATCGCCCGAGTCCACATCATTGATAAGAAAGCGCACCTTATTACGGGTGCTAGTAGTTGGGTCACCTGAGTAGGTAAAAGTCATTACATTCCACC